GAAAGAGCAGCTACTGGAAAAACAGATAGGAGGTTGTTTGAATGGGTATCTTTAGAAAAAGAGAAGGATTTGTCACAAAAGGGAATCGTCAGATTCAGAATGGCGATACACCGGGAGCTCAGCAGACTATAATCAAAGGTCTGGATCATTATTCCAATCAGATTCTCGAAGCTCTGAACGGTTATCCGGCAGATGACGCCGCATTGATCGTGGTAAGCCTTAGAAATCTGGCAGATGGTATCCAGAAACAGAATCCGGCAAGCAAAGTTCTGATCGATTATATCAACAAGAACTTTAAGAAACCGGAAATATCAATTGATGAAAAGGTTGAAAAGACCAAAAAAAGATAGTGAAAGGAGGGAAAACCCATGGCAGAGATTGGTCGTATAGGCCAGAAGCGGTATGGTGGAGTTTTCTATGAGGAATTTCTTCGGGAACTGCAGGGCATAAAAGGCATAAAGACGTATCGCGAGATGGCGGACAATGATGATACAGTCGGCGCCATCCTTTTTGCTATTAAAATGCTCATCCGTCATACCAAATGGAACATTGAGCCCGGAGGTGATACGGCGATAGACCGTGAGGCGGCAGAGTTTGTGGAAAGCTGCATGAATGATATGAGTACCACATGGACAGATACCATTTCGGAGATCTTATCATTCCTGACTTATGGTTGGAGCTTTCACGAAATTGTGTATAAGCGACGAATGGGAAAAAGCAGGAACAGGAAGACGAACAGCAAGTATTCTGACGGTCTGATTGGCTGGCAGAAGTTGCCGATACGTTCCCAGGATACGCTTTACCAATGGGAATTTGATGAGCACGATAACCTGATCGGCATGACGCAGCAGCCACCGCCGGACTTTGGAACGATTACAATTCCAATCAGAAAGGCAATGCTCTTCAGAACTGAGAGTGCAAAGGATAACCCGGAGGGAAGAAGCATACTGAGAAATGCGTACCGTTCCTGGTACTTCAAAAGAAGGATTCAGGAAATAGAGGCAATAGGAATCGAAAGAGACCTTGCTGGACTCCCAGTATTCCATGCTCCTGAAGGAACTGATATTTGGGATGATAAAGACGATGATATGGTAAAAATCAATGCAGCACTCATGGGAATGGTAAAATCCATTCGTCGTGATGAGTACGAAGGCTTAGTTCTTCCACATGGATTTGAATTTGAACTGGTAAGCACCGGTGGGGCAAGGCAGTTTGATACGAACGCCATTATCAACAGGTATGATACAAAGATCGCCATGACGGTATTGGCGGACTTTATCATGCTCGGACATCAAAAAGTAGGAAGTTTTGCATTGAGCTCTGATAAAACGGAGCTTTTTTCAGTTGCAATCAGTTCTTTCCTCGATGTAATCTGCGAAACATTCAATAATCAGGGCATTCCGGCACTGATTGATATAAACGGAGATCATTTCAATGGGATTTCAGATTATCCAAAGATGACTCACGGAGACATTGAAGATGTAAATGTCAAAGAGGCAGGACAGTTCATTAAGGATATGACAGGAATCGGTGTTCTTATTCCTGATGATGGACTTGAAGATTATGTTCGAGAGATCGGACATCTTCCTGAGAGGACAGCGGATTCTAGGGAGGAGAACCCTGAAAGGACAAAGCAGCAGAACAAGAACGAACCTCCGGAGGATGATGTGGAAGAGCCGGAAGACGAGGCAGAGGATGAAAAGAAAGCTGCCGAAGCGAAGAAAAGGCTTGGAAGGTAAGGTGGGAATATGGCTTTTTTGTTTAAATCACCTGCTCCGATAGGGAAGAAAAAACGCCGTTCTCCCGGAAACCTTCGACTGCTGAACATGCTTGAAAGGTATATCACAGATACGGAGGCTGTTCCAATATCGATACTGACAAAGTTCTGGGCGGATCAGGCGGCTTCGATTACCTATAAGGAGATCCGGAAGATGATTGAGGACGGAGATGTGAGCAAAGAGGACCTTGAGAATTGGTCGAAAGATTATTCGATTCTTGTCGAGGAAAAGCTGGCTCCGCTTTGGGAAGAAGCTATCATCGTTGGCCAGATCGGGAACATGATACTTGATAGCCTGAAGAATTCCGATTTTGAATTTGATCCTTCTGATGAAGGAATCAGGAAATGGATTGAACAGCGAGGAGCTGATTTTGTTACCAATTCCGTTCAGGAGCAGAAAAAAGCAATCAGACGCCTCACTGCAAAGGCTGTCCGGGAAGAATTGTCACCGGATGAACTTTCCCGTGTTATCAGACCATGCATTGGTTTGAATAGCCGGCAGGCAGAGGCAAACCTAAGATATTACAACAATATCAAGGCACAGCTGAGAAAAGAACATCCGAAAATGAAGCAGGAAACCATTGTCCGCAGGGCAAGGGATAAAGCTCTCAAGTATGCTGAAAAGCAGCACCGATACCGGGCAAAGACGATTGCATTGGATGAACTGGCAGAGGTATATAACCAGGGAGCTCATTTTGGTATCAAGCAGGCTCAGAAGAAAGGATACATAGGACATGTTCGAAAGGTTTGGGTTACAGCAAGACAGGAGAGCGTGTGTAAGTATTGTGAGGCTGTGGAAGGCGTCAGCAAGGAACTGGATGAACCGTTTGACGTTGGAAAATGTGGAATGGTACAGGTTCCTCCGGCACATCCGAGGTGCCGGTGTGTACTGAAATATGTTGAAGTCAGGGAGGATAAGCAATGAAAACAGTATATGAAATCCTTGGAATCCACAAGTCCAGGGATAAAACCACTGAAAATGTGGATAACAGTGCAGATAAAGGAACGTCTGTGTTGAAAGGAAAATTTAAAATCCAGAAATCCGAAGATGAAAAGCGGCTTGCCTTCGGATGGGCGAATATCTCCATTGATGAATCAGGAGAGCAGCTCGTAGACTGGCAGCAGGATATGATTGATCCGGAAGAACTGGAAAACGCAGCATACAAATTTGTACGGCTTTACCGTGAAGGTGGAGAGATGCATGAGCGAGGAGATTGCGCCGTTCTGGTTGAAAGCGTTGTCTTTACCGAAGAGAAGATGAAAGCCATGGGGATTCCGGAAGGAACATTGCCTGTCGGCTGGTGGATTGGTTTCTTCGTTACAGACGATGATGTTTGGGAAAAAGTTAAAAACGGAACATATCCGATGTTTTCCATCGAAGGAGAAGCCGAGAGAGTTAAGGTGGAAGACAATGAGAATATTGATTGATTTTGCTCTGGTATCTTTCGGAGCAATCATCGGCGGTACCGTAATGGCATTATGTGCGATAAGCGGAAGAAACCGTGACGATGATGAAAAGTGATAATCGGAAGGCAGCGAAAGCTGTCTTTTGTATTATAAAAAATCCATGGAAGGAGGTAGGAAGGTTGGCTAAGAAATTAAAAAACTTAGAAGTCACAAAAGTCGATTTCGTTGATGAAGGAGCAAACCAGGGAGCAAACATCAAGCTGTTTAAGCGAAAAGACCAGAATGACAATCCTGTTGTAGCGGTTCCGGTGCAGGATCCGATGAAAGAGCAAAAAAGCCTTTTCAAAAGACTTATGCACTCGATCGGGAAAAGCCTCGGATTCAATGATGAGGAAATTGATAGTTTCTCGGAACCATCTGCTGACGGGAACGTACAGAAAGGAAATTCGCAGACCTTTGGAGATAAAATGACAGAGGTTAAAAGGCAGAAAGTCGCAGATGAAATCTGGAGTATCTGTTATGCTTTGCAGTCTTCTCTGCAGTCAATTCTCTATGATGAGGATCTGGAAAGAGAAAAAGCAAAAGAAATGATGGAACAGAGCATTTCAGAGTTTGATGAGATTATCGCCGAATCAGTTGAGAGCTGGTCCAATGGTAAGCTCTGCGGAATCAGGAAGTCATTGGATGATTCAGAACTTGAATCTATGAGGAAATTCAGGGACAAGTTAGATTCTGACATCCAGAAAGCAATGGAAAAACAGAGAGGAGAATTAGAAGACATGCTTAAAATCGACAAATCAAAAATGACGGCAGAAGAAAGAGCAGCCTATGATGCGATCATCAAAAAATATGCTGTCGAAACTGAGGAAGAGCCCGTTGATAAATCTAAGGTAAAACCTGGAGAAAACGAGGACGAGATGGAAGAGGAAGAAACAGAAAAAGGATGCGGAGGCGGTAAGAAACCGACTAAGAAATCTGCATCTTCCGAAGAGGGAGAAGACATCTATAAGGGACTGCACCCGCTGGTAGCAGCTGAAATTCAGCGTTTACGCAAGAGAGCTGACGAGGCGGAAGAGAGAGAGCTTATGGAAGTGGCCAAGAAGTATGAGATTATCGGCAAGAAACCGGAAGATCTCGTTCCTACTTTGAAGAGCCTGAAAGCTGCCGGAGGAACTGCATACAACGATATGATTGGTATCCTCGATTCTGCTGTTTCCATGGCAGAAGCAGGTGGAACATTCGAGGAAATCGGAAAATCTGGTCATGGAAGAACCGGAACTCCTGTTGCAAAGAGCAATTCTGAAGCGAAAATCGAGTCTATCGCAAAAGGATACATGGAGAAAGATCCTAACCTGAACCTCACAGATGCTATTGCGAAGGCATGGGAGAACAACATGGACCTGATGGCAGCTTATGAAGAAGAAGCTGGAATTTAAGGAAAGGAGATAAAAGAATGGGTAAGAATTTTAACGGAGTTCAGATGAACAACTCTCCGACTATCGTTGAGAAAGCCGGAGCAGCAATCACCGACTGCAGAAACAGAATCATGAAGTATGATGGAAACGGTGATGTGGTACTTGCTACCGCCGGAACGGATATTCCTGTAGGAATCGCTCTTATCGAGTCCGGTTACAATGACATTTCCGGTACCGAATCTGGGAAGGTTGCCAAAGGTGATGATATCGACATCCAGGTAAAAGACATTGGATTTGTCATGGCAGGAGCAACAATTACCAAAGGACAGGAAGTGGCCTGTGGAGCAAACGGACTGGCAGCAGTCGCGGCAGCAGGAGATTATGTTCTTGGCGTTGCTCTTAGTGGTGCCAGTGCAAACGGTTATTGCAAAATCCAGATTGCAAAATATCAGAAAGCCGCAGCTGCAGGCGGCGTTGACTAAATTTTAGGAGGTAAAAGTAAATGAGAAATACACCATCAGGAATTTCCGCGGAAATCGCGAAAGGCGTCTTTAGACCGCACACGGCGCTTACAAACATGGCACTGTCTTATTACCAGAACGCAGCGAATTATTTCGCAAGAGCGATCTTCTCTATTTGTCCAGTAGGCTTGTCTTCTGACAACTACTATATTTTCGATAAAGAAGATCTTCTTCGTGATAATTGGCAGAGAAAACCTGCTTATGGCAAGGTTGCTCCTGCTGTAGTATCTGAACACACTGACACATACAACTGTCAGGTAGACCAGATGATTATGGGTATCGACCAGATTCGCCAGACAGATCTTCAGAGAAGAATGGGACCGGCTATCCGTGATCCGAAGCAGCAGAGAACAAAAACGATTGCAGAACAGGCAAATATCCATCAGGATATGCTGTTTGCAGATAAGTTCTTCAAAGCAGGAGCATGGAATGACGAGTACAGCGGTGTAGACAGCACAACTGTATCCGGAAAACAGTTTATCAAGTTTTCCAATGGTAACTCTGATCCGATTAAATTCATCGATGAGAGAAAAACTGCCATGCACGAAAGCACCGGCCGCACACCGAACCGCCTTGCTCTTGGAGCAAATGTGTTCAATGAGCTTAAAAACCATCA